TGTCAGGAAAGTGATGACTATAAACTCGATTAATTACTACTTGCATGGTAGCAACACGACCTGCTTTGCTTTGATTGCGTGCTTCATAGTAAGTATTGATGGCGAGGCATTGACGATCTTTCGGAGAGTCAACTCCGCGTTGCTGATGCTTAGATTCTACGATGATTGGTGTTTCTTCGATAACCCTAGCACCAGTAGGCATAGGACCCATGGGTCCTTTTGCTGGAACATCATCCTGAGTAGTAACGAACAAAAGGAATAGAATAAAACCAAACGCAGCCAAGAAAACTCTAAGCATAGTAGTCCACCTTGTTAACTCGTGTCACCGGATCTAAGTTACCATTCTGATCATAGATAATGGTATCGTAACAAGTTTCAACGAACTTCTTGTCTCCGGAATCTTTTCCTGGTACAACTTCAACATAGGTTTGTCGAGTCGTATAGGTTATTGGCGTGACTTCTATGATTTCTGGGAACATTGCAATAGTTTTTTAAGTTGAGAAGGAGTCAACTTCTGAAACTTCCTATGAGACTTAGAAAATGGCATCGGCGATTTAAGTTCAAGAAATTCTTCGGTGCCTTCTTTTATATATCCAACGAGTTTAGTTCGCTCGACAAAATAAATGTGATTCGGTTGTTTGTAGGAGAGTTTTTTCCAATCAGTGATTTCTCGTAAGATCTGCATTGTATGCTCCTTTGATTTAAGCATACATTATACTCCTGTAGAACAAAAAAAGCAAGCACTAAATTTCTTTGAAAATCAAATACTTACCATAACCCCCTGAAAAATAAAGAAAAATAAATTTCCTTATAATTCAAGGGGTTAGGATCAACCTGCAGAACGAGTAATAAAATTCAGTCGAATTTTCTTAGGATTAAAGTATTTGATGATCAGTTCTTCAGCAACCTTAACGTCTACCGTTTTGCAACTAAAGATATCAATGTATGCGTCGCCATTGTGATCAACTAGGTGCCCAGTAATACTTGAAGTTTCGATCATTTGAACGAAACTGAATCCTGCCTTGTCTTCTGCATGAGTAGCAAAATGCTCTATCATGGGTTCGCCGAACGCAACCATATCGATTGAAGGCACTAACTCTTTAATAAAATTGTAGATATTTTCGCGACTCGTCACTTTCTCTTTGTCGCATGCAGCGCAATCGAACATTGCGTGATAACCCCAATATGACATTCCTTTTTATCTCCAGTAAAGAGGGAGAACTATTCTCCCTCTACAGTTTCTTCTTCAACTTCGCTTTCTGCAGACTGAAATTCTTCTGCCATCTGAATAACTTGAACTGCTTGATCGCGAAGACCACCAATGGTAGAGAGTTCCTCACCCTTGAATCCGCCTCGTTGAACAACAGTGTCGATGACTGCGACCGTCGAACGAGCAACACGATTACTTAGATCATAAAACTTTTTTTGGTTAGGCATTTTTTATTCTCCGTAAGTAGAAGTTTTTTCAACAGCAATAAAATATTGGATAGAAGATTGTTTGCTCTTAAATTCAGAGATGAGTTTAGAGGAGATAAACACATCAAAATCCTCGTTCAAGAGTTTTAGGTTATTCACATTGATAACGAAATTGAAATCAACATTTTCGGGATAAGAACCTTCAACCTGAACAGAAAATGTGTTCGAAGTTGAATCTTTGTTATCTACAACAGAAAGGTTGATAGCACCCTTTGCTGAAGAGACAGAAATTTCATTATGCCCAAGAACCGAGGCAGCACTCTTAAGAGAACTTAGGGTTTTGGTATCTAGTGTAAAACTCACTTCACTTTCTGGCATGGTCACATCACGATTCGGAGTGGTTAGCATGTCAGGATCAGAGAAGAAGTATTTAATTTTGGAACGTCCGGTTGAATCTGAGATAAGGACGTAATCTTTTTCAAACGAAAGGTCTGGTTGGTCGACCAGAGACAAGACGCTGAGGAATTCGTTCAGATCATAAATACCGAACTTCGAAGGAATCTCTTCGTTAAGTTCTGTTTTAGAAAGAACGTTGCGCGCAGCAGAAATCGTCTTGAGTTGATTGCCCGGTTCAAAAACGATATTCGGATTGATAGACGCATAGTTCTTCAATACTTGAAGAGTGCGATCAGATAGTTTCATAGTAAAGGTTCCTTAAAGTAATGAGGTTAATATTATACTTCGCTTTCAGTGGAATGTCAAGCAAAAATTTTCATTTTGCTGAAGTTTTTTTCTTTCTTGAATTCTATCTTTCTTTGGAAGTGAGCATCTTCCAATTCAGATTTGTGAGAGATAACAAAAATATTGGAGTCTTCACCCAGAGTGTGAATAATCTTCATCAGGTTCTCAACACCATCATCGTCCAGAGAAGAGTCAAAGGTCTCATCCAGAATCAGTAGATTCGTTGCAACACTATTCTTCATCTTAGCCACTTGACGCCAAGTGAAGAGAAGAGCAAGGTCGATGCGCTGTTTCTCACCTTCAGAGAAAGAATCGTAAGAAAAATTATCTCTAAATCTTGAGCGGATAGTTTCGTTGAATGATTCGTCTAAATCGAAATGAACGAAGAAATCCAGAATCTGTAAATACTGGTTGGTTAGTTTGTTAATCACAGGCAAATACTGTTTTATGATTTTAGTCTTAATTCCTGTGTCTTTTAGAAGCTCAGAACTAACTTGCTGATAAGAATAATCTTCATGCAGTTTGTACTTTTGGTCCTGAAGGTCGCGAAGAGATTGCTCGAACTCACTCATCTGTTTGTTTGCTTCTTCAAGGTTTGTGTTTTCGTTAGAAAGTTTAGTAATCTCTTGTTGTAAATCAGCAATTCTTCTCTGCAGTCTAGAAATTGTCTGATTATTCAGGTGGATATCTGTTTGGTGCGACTGAATTTCTTCATGTTGTATCTTAAAAGAATCCTCTTTCTCGACAAATTCTTGAAGTTGCTGCTGTGCTTTTGCCATTGCTTTTTGTAATTCACGTGCCTTACGCTTTCCATCTTCCTTTTTTTGTGAGCGAAGATCGGAGTCGATGGGTTGTTCGCAAGAAGGGCAGTGCTCATTATTTTCGAAAAACATGATTTCTTTCGCAATGGTCTTTGCTTTAGTTTTGAAAGAATTATCGAATAACTTAAGGTCGTTAATATTTTTTCGAATTTTGTCCAGTTCGGATTCGATATTCGGAAGAGAGTCGCTAACGATTTGTGATTTTCTAATGTTCTCCTCCGTGAGTTCATTAATTTCGGCATTGGCGGTTTCGATTGCGGATTTCTTTTCCTGTAGGTGTGCAGCACTGAGTGCCGTGATATCACGCAGATATTTTTTCTGTGAATTGATTTTAGTTTTGACCAGCTCCGTATCGTGAGCATTCTGACGAATCTCCTCTTTTAGAAACACCATCTTCTCTTTTAGAATTTGGTTCATCTTCGAGAACATATTGATATCAAGGAGATCTTCGATTACCTCGCGACGTGCCTGCGCAGGTAACTGCATAAATGGCACGAAAGAAGAAGATCCCAAAACCACGATCTGGTGAAAAGACTTATGATTGAGTTTGATGATATTTTTCTCGAGTACTGATTGATACTCTTTGTTATGAGAATCTTGATTGAGTAGATTACCATTTGCCCAAATCTCAAACTTATTTGGTTTGATGCCACGGACAACTTTGTATTTTGTATTACCAACAAAAAATTCAACCTCAACAAGCAAATCTTTGTTGTTAATCGAATTTACAAGTTGGGGTTTAGAGATTTTACGATGAGACTTACCAAAGAGCGCAAACGATAAGGCATCGAGCATAGTGGACTTACCGGAACCATTATGCCCAATGATAAGAGTAGTAGGAGAGTCTTCAAAGTTAATTTCAGTAAAGTTGTTACCCGTTGAAAGAAAATTCTTCCATCGGAGTTTTTGAAAAACAATCATAAATTAAATACCAAGTGCAACACTTCTAGACATTACGGATCACCTCTTTGCTGCCATCACTATAAAAAAATTCAGTTACCTTCCCGTAGTTCGTCACTGCCAGGAGGTTTCTTTTTACCGAAGATTCGATCCCAATTTTCGTCAAATTGTTTTTGATCTTTGACTGGACGCTTTTTACTTCCTTTTCCGCCATGCCACTCACTTCCCATCTTTATGAACCTCGTCATACACTCGCTTGAGCATAGCACGGTTTTTAGAATCGAGACTATTATACATGCGTTTAACCTTTTTGTCAAGCTTTTCTGACTTTCGTAGCATCTTTGCTTTCTTTCCGTTCATACAATCTCCAGAGTTTGTGCTTCTGTCATTAATTGACTAATCTCTTTCTTAATTCGATTTTTGTCTAGAGAGGTTTCAACAACGTCTATGTAGTTGAAAATCATTTGCTCTGTATCTTCAACCGAAACTGCAGAATCGTCCACATTTTCTCCCAAAAATTGCTTAAAATCTTCTGCAATTTTTAACTCATGAATTTTTTGAGATTGAATTCGATCCACAAATCGCTCAAACGTAAAGGGGTCGCCTTTGTCTATAACAATCAATTTGACAAATTTGCCGTCCAGGTAACTCAGGTCTTTGAAAGTATTCATTTTAGTATGGTCGTAATATACCTTTTCAAAGATTGTTAAAGGATTGTGTACTGGAGTCAGTTCTCGAGTCTCCGTATCAAGCACATGAAAATACTTTTTCTCGTGAGCATCATTCCAAAAAAACTCCATCTGAGAACCGAGATAGTGAATATTGCCTTGAGAAGACTTGGTGTGAAAATGCCCGGTAAGAACCATCTCGAACCTATCAAAAAGAGACCGCTCCATTCCCTGAGAGCATGGCATACCTCTTTGCATGTCAAACCCGACCAGTTCTAGGTGGGCTCCAACAACGGACGCTGTCGTTGCTCGGAGGAAGTCGAGAGAGGTCTTTTCGTTCTCGCTGTTAATCCAAGGGATCATTGCAATCTTAAGTCCATCGTATTCCATCTCCTTGGGTTCTAGAATGAGATTTACTTCATTCATATAATGTCCTTGGAGTTCTTTCAGAGCATTTAGATCATTTGTATTTTTGTAGTAAACATCATGATTACCAGGGATTATGTCCATGGTTATGCCATACTTACGAAGTTTCTCGAGAAAAATCTTACGGTTATGAGCAAGTGCTTTAAAGTTTACTGTCTTACGATTATCATAATAATCGCCAAGATGAAGGATCTGCTTAATATTATTCTCTAGTAGATAAGGAAAGAAAATCTCTGAGTAAAACCGTTCCTGATATTCCATGAAAATATCAGAAGAATTCCGAATTCCAGCATGAGTGTCGTTTAGGATCGCGATCTTCATTCGTATTAATCCTCTAAAAATTCAGAGAGATCAGAGTCTGCTTTTATTGCGCGTCGACGCTTCTTTTCTTCTTTGGCATACTCTTTAAACTGGTCGTCTGATTCACGAACAATGTCAATACGATTTCTTAAAAAATCAACGAATGGTTGTTCGTTTCGGAAGTCATTATCTTCCTCATCTCGTTCCATGAAATTATCGATTCCAGCTTCGCTGATATACCTCAATTTAATTTCTTGTTGGCGTTTCTCTCGATTGATTCTACGAAGAAAGGCATACCAAGATATTTGAGTAAAATAAGCAAAGGCATTAGGAGTTCCAGAACGAGTTGCTGCTTCTAGGTTATAATTTTCAATTGCTTTGAGGCAATTCTCGACTGCATCCATAACCATCTCTTCTCGATAGGTATATCGAACGAAATTTGATTTATGAGAGAGACCTTCTGCGATCTTCAAAAAGCATTCTGCAACATAATTTGGTATTACAGGAGGAGAAAGATTCTTTTCTCTAGACTCCTCTTTCTTTCGGACATACTCAACAACTGCTTGAGAAAATTTTTGATTATTTACGTAATGAGGTTTGTTCTTTTTTTCCATGACGAATCCTTAGCAAAAACGTATAACAAATTATACCGCAATACGCTTAAAAAAACAAGTGTTGACTAAACTGGCCACCGACAGTATAATAAATTAAGTCTTCGGGGGAAATGAGTATTAGTGGATCAGAGGTTTAAATGGAACAATGTTCGATGCTGAATCGAGTTGCTCTAGGTCGAATGTGTTCGGTCCTTTTTCAGTGTTAGTGCCATAAAGGTTTTCCAGTCCCATTTTATACTCTCTAAATAGGTCTTCTGAAGGAGTTGTGTATGAAACAATCTTATCTGCTCTTAGCACTATCAAATCATTTTCATCTTCTTTGTAGATCATAAAACTCCGAAAAAAGTAAAACCTGATTCCAACCTCATTTATCTTAGACTGAATCCTTAGAGCATCTTTTAAAAGAACCTCAAACTCATCTTCTTCGACGACATTACAAATAACTTCTTCGCCTGTGACCAATTTAATTTGCTTAACTGAC